GTATTTAATACCTAAATTAGATGTTGATATTCCTAAAACTTTTCCTACGTCTGTACCATATGCTAATACACTTGCACCTGATCCTGATGTAGATGTAACTGAAACAGTTGGTAAAGATTTATATCCATCACCACCGTTTGTTAAGTAAATATCTGTAATATCTCCTGTACCTGTGCCTGATTCAAAAACAATTTTATCTCCTGTTAAATGATCACCAGCAGATGTTTCTTCTTCTAGTACAATATGATCAGTATCTTCATTAGAAACTGCACCATTAACAACTGTAACTACACCAGCTGCATTAAAACCAAATGTACCTGTGTTAGTAAAACTTAAAGTGTCTCCTATTTCATAACCTGATCCACCAGCGTCTACAAATGTTTCTGTTATCTTACCAGAACCAACATCACTAATTTGCATAGCAGCTTGTTCACCACCACCTGTAATTTTTATAATATCGTCTGTAGTATAAAGATTACCATCGTTAGTAATTGTTTTTGTTCCTGGAATACCTGTAATAGTAGCCAAAATATAATAATCTGACTGATCACTTTCGGTACCCTCTATAGTTTCATCTACAACAAAAGTACCTACAATTGTATCTTTGTTTATAGTAATTTCAGAAACTTCATTAGCACCAATATAAAATTTTTCAACATTTTCTACTATTGCTGTTGCGTTTGATGTTCTTCCTTTTATTTGTCTTCCTATTAAACTTAAAGTTTCTCCTTGTGTACTTAATACTCTTAAAACTGTTTGTGTGTTCCAAGTACCATCTGATACCTTCATCATATTCTGTCTAGGATAAAATGTTTCAGATTTATCGTTAAAAAGTATTCTAAAAAATAATTCGTGGCCTTTTTGTGTACCTTTTAACTTATATAGAGATTTTATATTTTTTATTAAATTTCTTTTGTTTATTCCTGAAGATAAATTCTCTGGAATAGTTTTAAAAAACTCATTTCTAAAATTATCTAAAAATTGAGAAATAACTTTATCTGGATCTCTAAAATTTGTTAATTGTTGAATACTATGAACAGGATTAGGTCTATATGTATTAACAACTGCTTCAGCGTTAGAACTTTCACCTTTAATTATTTCACCTGTTATAAATTTGTCTTGTGCTGTTATGAATAGTCTATTTGAATCTAAATCCTCAGTTAATACTACAGATGTTGCTTTAGAAGTTTGTCCTGTTATAGTTTCTCTATATGTAAATTTACCAAAACTACTATCTTCTAATATTATCTTATCACCAAGGTCTAATTGAGTATTTTCAGCGCCAAGTGAACCACCATCTAATACTAAATTGTTTTGTATGCCTGTTTGATTTTCTAAATTAATTCCGTCTGTAGATTGAATAGAAGTTACGCCTAATTCGGCAGCTTCCATAAATTGATAATAAGTTTTTAAAAACTCTACAAATTTTGGGTGATCATCAACAACAAAATCTGGTAATTGAGTGTTTATTAAATTGGATATTTTATTATCAAATTTTGCCATTGGCTAAATTAGTAACTTGTTGTAGTATTGTAGCCTACGCCGGCTTCAGATGAACCACCAACAAATGTATCTTCCTCTACAGTTATATTTGAGTTTGTAACGTCTATTTCTACGACTTGATTTCTAACAGGCACAATATCGTTTGAATTTGGTTTAACTGTAATTTCAATAACGTTGGAAACAGCATTTCTTATATTTGATATTGAAGCTACGTTCAATGAGTTTAAAGTAACTTGACCTGTTTCATAATTAACAGTACCTTGTGTATTGTTAGCATAAGTTTTAACACCACTTACTAGATAATATCTTCTAACGTTACCATTACTATCATCATCTAAAAACATTTCATTATTACTGCCTGTAACTTTAAAACCAGTTGATGATAATACACTTGAATGACCTGAATGAGGATTATAAATTGCATTTCTAAAATACACATCGTATTTTGTTGAAGACGCTATAGTTGGTGTAAAATTCTTTCTCATATTAACAGTTGTTATGTTAGATAGTATACTTGTATCAACATCATCTATTAAACCTGTTAATTTAGAAAATCTAAACACACCATCAAATTTTTGTAAAGTAGTTGTGTTATAGTTTGTAACAGCCGTAACTATTTCTGACTTGATAGTATCGGCAGATTTACTAGTACCTTTTTTGTCGTACTTAGCCACACTTGATAATATAATTGACGTTGTTTCTGGATCAACTATTGCTGGTCTAACTGAAGCTACGTTGTAAGGTATTAATCCTTTTACAATAGAGGCTTTTGTTGTTTCTGTTAAAGTAGAACCTGAAGCTGCTTTGATAGCAATGTTTACAACACCATAAACCGGTGTTTCATCGTCTTCTCCTCCCCAAGCACTAACTGATAATGCATTAGGATATAATGTCTTAACTATTGATTCATAATCTGTAGCTGTAACTGCTCTATCTTGTGCTGTATATTGTAAAGGCGCATTAAATCTTATAGACTCTTTTGTTTCGGCCTCTGATCCGCCTTGAGCATTTGCTTTAGTAGATATAGTTACGTTACTAAAAGCACCGATACTACCGGCTAACTCAAAAGTTTTAGCACCGTTAGCTTCAGTTTTGTTTGTAACGATATATTCTAATATAACTATATTACCATCTTCTAATTTTTTACCAATAACATCATCACCAAAATAAACTTCAAATTTACCATTATCTGTTTCTTGTAAAAAGTAAATTTTAGATGTATCTGTTATATTTCTTAAACCTGTAGCTAATGTGTAAGTGTTTAATGTTGAATCTGATACAGAGTTTTGAACTGTTACTTTTAAAGTAGAAGTATCAGCATTTAAATTTTGTATTATATACTTTTGATCTGTATCTGTACTATCAACTGTATATTTAAAAGTAACTAAAGTACCTTCGTGTAAATTAACGTTTGAAAATTTATAAACACCATTTGAAGGTGTAATTGTAATATCTTCATTAGTTAAAAAGTTATAACCTGTGCCATCTACTGAACTTGTAAACGTTGTACCTTTATTCATTAAGATACTTGAACCTGAAGCGTTGTTTACTGTTATGTCAATAGTTGATACTGGCGCTCTAACAGATGATGGTGTATATCCTATCATCTTTGCTAATGCAACTATATTTTTTCTTATGTCTGCACTATCTAAATAAGTTTCGTTAACTAACATATTAGCATTGAAGCCAAGATAGTGTGTGTTGTATGCTAATGTATCTAAAAGAACGGCAAAGCCTGATCCTTCAAAATTATAGTCTGAAAATTCTGGTTGATTTTGTAAAAATGTTTTTAAATTTGATTTTACGTTATCAAAGTCAAAATCAGATACTACTAGTTTATTGCTTGCCATTTTATCTTAATCTTTCTAAAAATGTTTCTACTGTTATCGGCTCCGATGAACCTATAACATAGAACATAATTGTTAAATGATAACTATTTCTATCTAAATTTGGTCTAGCTAAAATTTGTACTAATTTTATTCTAGGTTCAAAATTATTTAGAACTTCGCCAACTTTTCTTTGTAAGTTAAGTGCTGTAAGAGGTGTCATTGGTTCAAATAACATTCTTCTAACATCACTGCCAATTTCTGGATGAAAAGGTCTCTCAAAGTGAGAAGTATTAATTAAATTTCTAACACTTCTTTTAACGGCCTCTACATCGGTCAATTTATTTACATCACCTGTTACTACATTACGACCAAAATTCAAATCCAAGTCTTTATAGATTCTATTTGCTCGTTTACTGTTGTTAGTGTTACTACTATCAAAATTTGGCATTACGTATATATTTATACGTTAACCAGCAAAGATATTTGAAGAACCTGAAGTCATTGCTCCAGCGTCTGTACTATCACCTATTCTAGCTATTGGACTACCACAGACTGAAACTGTTGAACTGCCTACATTAACGTTTGCAACGTGAGGGGCACAAGGAGGTGCCGGTGGGAAAGGGTGACTTACTGTTGGGTCACCCACTCTTGCGATTAATATACTATTTGCCCGAACTGTACTTTGGCCAGGCGTATCTAGTGTTGTTGTACCAGTACATATGTGACCGGTACTTAAACTATCGCCTTTCCTACAGATTGACGGCATTTATCTCCCCATTTCTCTTAAAGCTTTAGCAGCCGCTCTTGCTTTTTCTACTCTGGCCGCTTCTCTAATTTTTCTACCAACTGGTATTTGTATAGAGGTGCTAATATTTTTACCTTTTTTACTAATATATTCAGCTCCTATCCATTTATCTTTAAAATCGCCTTGAACTGACATTACTGCCTTTTTCAAACTCATCGCTTCTTTCTCTTTTTCATCACCTGCTTCATTCCAAAACTTAAATATTCTCATTTTTGCCATTTTTATGCTCCATTAAATAAATCTTCATTGTTTAAATCGTATTTTACAGTATCTTCCCAATTATCATTGTCTTTTTCGCAACTACAATGTGTACAACATACGGTTTTTTGTGATTCTCCGTAATCTTGTAAACAATTTTTGCCACAATGCGATTCGTGTCCACAATTTTGACAATAAATTTGTGAATTTACCATAATATTATTTATAATTAAAATTTACAAGACATTTGAGCATGTTTTAGCTCAGTTTCACTTAAATTTTCTTTATTTTTTAGCGCTGATTCGCTAATTTTTTCTAAATCCGGCTTAATTTTACAATCCTCAACAGTTTTTGAACAGGAAACCAGTACAAAAAGTGAACAAACTGCAATTATTTTAATTATTTTCATATTTTACGCTTTTTTTTCTTGACTTTACTGTATTTATCTGGTATAGTGGACGAGTAATATGAAAAAAACAAAAGGATACACTATGAAAAAAATAATAGAATACATGTCGGTAATAATGGCGACAGTCGGTACTTTAGCAATGGTTGGTGCCGTAGGTTCAATTGAAATAGACAAATATTTACAAGGTGCTTCAATGGCCTTGATAGGTATTACGTCTTATATCTTAGCTTTATATGCTCAAGAATTATACAAGGAGGACAAATAATGTCATTAGTAACTAAAAACGCAACTTCTTTAGATGAAGGAGTTAAAAACATGATGAACGGTGCCAAAGAAGATTATATTTCTTGGACTACAGATAAAGATGGTAATGTTTCAACTTATTCACAAGAACAAATTAAGAATTGGGACAATATGGTTAGAGTAACACAAGGTAAAAAGTATATGAAAGTTGTAAAAGAAAACGGAGTATTTGCTTTTATCGTAAAAGAAGACTTTAAACATTTTAAAAAAGGCGACATATTAAAGGCTGCTGGTTTTAATGCTCCTGCATTAAACAAAGCTAGAGGTAATGTACTTGATGGTAATTACCATGTTAGATGGACTGGTCCTTTGTATATGGATTCACAATCAAGATTGAGAGGATAATTATGAAAAAAGAATATAATAAATCAAGACGAGTATTTGAAAAGATCGTTAATCCGTTATTACTTAAACATATGTTAGACCCATTTAAATATCAAGGGTCTTGTATAGCGGCTGGCATACCAATTAAATATTTAAAGTATTTTAAAATGGTGTCTGCACAAAAAAATGCTAAAAAGGTTAGATACAGATATAGAGGAAAATCAGGTTTGAAAACACAATACAAAACTGGATTACAAATGCACTATATCAGACCTCAATCTTTTTGTCATATGGATGGCGCTGATACTTTTTCTATCT